GTCTGGGACCCCGAATTGTACAGGAGCTGGCTCGGCCAATTCGACTCCGAAAAACAGGCTAGAATGGAAAAAGAATATAGGAATCAAGGGTTACAAAGGTTGTCAAACTATAGTAGAAAGGAGATTTTTACTAAAATCGAATCCCTCGTGAAACCATTTGACACCGTGGCGCCAAGAGTTATATTCAAAGGCACAGATTATTACAACATGATCTCGGGCCCGATCTTCAAGGTGTTGTTGGAAAGGTTAAAAGAGTGCGAGAACAACGTGGAAGGTATGCCTTTCTTGTTGTCGTACAAACAACACACCCCTGAAGTTGTAGGGTTCCTTGAGAACGGTGGTTATAAGAGTGTCATTGAAGCTGACTTTTCGGCGAATGATAAAACGCAGGTGAAAGATGTTGTTGAAATGGAGGTTGAATTGATGAACAGGTTGGGAGCTCCTGGTTGGTTTATTGACTTGCATAAGGCAAGCAATAAATTCTTAGTGACCAATTCGAAGTATGGCGTGTCCGCCATCGCTGAGAACATGTTACCAACCGGAGCTACTGACACAACTTTTAGGAATTCTTTTCTTAATCTTAGCATATTCTATGCTTGGGCAAAGAAATACAAGGTAAAGGCTCGCGTAGCAATACTCGGTGACGATATGATAGCCGTGTTGGACCGTAGGGTTAGGAGGTGTGCTTACCATTATGAGCAGGTAGCCGCCATGGCAAGGATGAAGGCTAAGTGTACTACTGGCCGTCATCTGCACAACATGCACTTTCTGAGCAAGCACTTTGTGCCTGTGATGAGGGGAGAGCATGCCCATGTGATGTTACCTTTCATAGGTAAGATCCTAGCCAAGTTCAACACTCGGCCAAATTGTAACCAGTCTGTCTCGGACGACGAGTACATGGCTGGTAAATCATTGAGTCACTGCTATGAGTTCAGGTTTTGTCACGTTCTGAGGGATTTGTTCGTCGCCAGAGCAAATCACCACTTAGAACGGTCCGGTGGCAAGTATAGCCTCGAAGGCGTCACTTATCATGTGCGCGTCTTTTCGGTACACAAAGGGTTGATCGAGTCTATGCTCGACAACTCGACCGCTTGGCCAGACTTAGTCACCTCTCAAGACTTGAGCTTATTTTGGTTAGGCTTAGCTGATGTTACCTTTGGCGATCTTTTCGGGCTTATTCGTCAAGTTATTCTCGGTACTGTATTTGTGGAGCTCGACAACTTCGCGCTTACCGTCCTCCAGGATTATTAGGGTTCACCCATGTAACCCGGAGGAACGCCAGTGCGACCCGGGAAACACACATACAACACCGCCCCAATATGCCTAGTTTCGCAGAAGGTGCTCAGCTAAGTCTGAGGTTACGCAACC